ACAATGCCGCCGCGACGATATGGAATTTTTCCGCCACGCGCAGAAAAGAGGCTACCAAAGCCGCCAGCACTACCCGCAGCGCCAAGACCTGCTTCACCAAGACCTAAAAATTGGCTAAAGGGACTTGCGCCGCTTTGTGAAGATGTGCCTGTTCCTGTCGTTGCGCCCCCTGCTTCGCCGCCAACGCCGGTAAGAATGCCGGACAGCCAATCTTCTTGCTGATACGGATAAGCCTGTGCCTGTTCGTATTGATTGTAATTTGCGGTATCCTGCGCCTGCGTCGCACCCTGCTCCAGCGTACCAGCACCCAACAAAGCATTGGAACCAGCGAGGCTTTCGTTGAGCGCGTTGGCACCAAGATTGTTGTAGGTGTTCGCGGCCTGCGAGTTGAGCCAGCTTGTCGCTTCGTTTGCGCCCAACTGCGAAGATTGTTGGGTATTAAATTCGCCCTGTGCTTGCGCGTAGCCTTGGTTTTGAAGCTGCGAAAGCGTCTGACCGGCAGCCAAACCTTGCTGGTTTGCAAGTTCAGCTTGTGCGATGCCAGCACGATCACCACCGAGAGCATTTGAAGAAACCGCATTTCCCTGAAGCTGCGCGGCCTGCTGTGCATCTACATTGTTGATATTCGCCATTGTCGCATTGACAACGCTGGTTTGATAAGGATTGTCGTAACTTTGAACAGCCGAAGGCGAGTATTGAGCAGTTGAAGCCCAAGGGTTTGCCTGACTGGTTGCAGCGGCGTTTGTCGCCATACTTAAATATGGATTTTCGGTGCCTTGAGCGCCAGCAATCTGATTAACGGCTTGGGTCTGGGTGCCATTGATCGGCGCAGTAATCTGACCTGTGTACGGGCTATAGAGCGTCGAAGCCGTGCCTTGCGCTTGAGAAACAAGGTTCTGATAGGCAGAACTTAGATAAGCGGGTGGCGTTGTCGTATTACTCGAACTGGTCGATGACGTGCCGCCCTTGCCGCTACCACACATTAGTTTGCTCCATCGGTTTGATCGAGTGGGTCAATTTCCATGCCCTCGATGCCGTGGATGAAGTACCCACCCGCATAGGGAATGGTGCGCTTGTAGAGGCGCACTTTTGCTTTGACCCGGCTCTTTGAAATGATCCCCATGTGAAGGGGGATGCTAAGGCCATCCGAACACCATTTTGCAAAGTTGATGAGGTCTTGCGCGTAGGTGGTCTTGCGAAAATCTGGGTGAACGAAATTCCACAGTTCTGACAGCAGCCAGTCTTCGCTGTACCAAAACTGCACAAATTCCATGCCGACCGAAGCGACGACTTTGCCGTCATGCTCGATCACGCCGATGATGCCCTTGGGGCCGTTCGGGGTGCCGAGGACGCCTTTGTACCGGACAAGGCCCATGTTGATCGCGCGGCGCACCTTGGGCGCGCTCATCTCGAACAAAGCGTTCTCCTGATAAAGACCCTGCTCGCCGGTCAAAAGATTATAAATATCAGCCTCATCACTAAGATTGGCGATACGCACATTGAGAGGTTTCACAGTCGTCATTAACAAACTCCATAACTAACGGTATTGGAATAGCGATGACTGAAAATATCGCTGAATTTCTTGAATACAGAGACGGCCAGCTTATTTGGAAAAAGGTTTCCAAATACTGCTCTGGTCGCATTTCCGTTGGTGATGTTGCTGGAAGAAAGCACCACAGCGGCAATATCGAGATTACGGTTTGCGGTAAAAGGTATCTTGCTCACAGACTGGTGTGGTTTTTGGCTCATGGATAATGGCCGCAAATTATCGATCACATAGATAGAGACATGACGAACAACAGGCTTGAAAATTTGCGAAAGGCCACTCACGGTCAAAACCGCGCCAATAGCAAAGCCAACAGCGGCACGGCCACGGGATTTAAGGGTGTTTCCCTTGATAGGCGATCCAAGAAAAATCCCTTTCGCGCCCAGATCACCGCTGATGGTAAAACCAGAAACATCGGGTATTTCAGCACCGCAGAAGAGGCCCATGAAGCCTATTGTTTGGAAGCTAAAAGGCATTTCGGTCAGTTCTTTCATCATGGCTAGCGTTTTGGCCCCGGTAATTTCTTTAGGGTTTGTATATTTTTAGCGCGGATATTCTTAACGAAGGCGTCGAGAATTTTGTGTCCACGCTGTAAATCACCGAATTTATTGATGATTGCTTCAGGCGGGATGTAATGCTCTCCGCCCGCGACGACGACCGGCGTCGGTTGACCGGCATGAGCATTCTTGCCGGACGTTCCGCCTTTAGCTTGCATGACAGGTGCAGGCCCAGCCATCGGCGACGGATTGGGCTTTTGCGTTTTTTTGTTGGTGCCCATCATTCTATCAAGGACAGCAGAACCGCCAAGCGTGTTGCCTTCTGCGAGCGCAGAGACGACATCGGCTGGCACGACATAGCCGCCAGCAGGAACCTGCCGATTATGAATGTCTGTGCGGCCCGCGCCTGCGGACGCGAACAGGCCAGAATTGTGGTACGGGCCGTCAGTTGGATCGCTTACGAGTGGCATCTGAACCTCTTAGCTGTAATAGGGGATTTTGACGGTCGTGCCCGTCACCGGGTTGGTGACGGTCAAGAAGCCAACAGGAGCGGCTGGCAGTGTCGCGGAGCCTGCAACCGCCGTGGTTGCGGTGCCGAGAAGCTGCGGAAACATCTTGATGATCGCCTGCTGAATCGTACCGAGAATGCGTCCGTTGTTTTGAATGGCCGTGAGCAAGGCCGATGATGTTGCGCTATCCATTGATTACCTCCGCCCCGATGGGGATACATAAAAGAGAACTTCGCCCAGACGCCACGAGGAGCCGAGGTCGCTGCTTGAAATTTTGATCGACGCCAAGCGACCGCGCGCGCGAACGATGACGAAATCGGTCGCCTGCGTGATCGTGAAAGGCCCGTAGGTGTTGGTGACGGGCTGCCCCGCGTTGCCATATTCCTGCGTCAAGACGGTCAACTGAATTTTCGGATTACCGGCAAGCGTCTTAAAGTTAGGCAGCATCCGTTCGAGGAACAGGTACATATCGCCATCGGCAATTTTGAACCAGCCGGTCTGCGCGTAGCACGACATGGCGATTCCGTTGTTGTCGTTGGCGATCTCGTGCTGCTGGACAAGGCCGGTGCCGTCGACGCCCATCGGAGGCCCGAAAGCCGTCTGATCGACGAAAGCTGTGCGAACAAGAGAGCCGTAATCCCACAGAACGCCATCGGGCGTGATCTGCATCTTGACGTAGCTGTCGACTTCAGCCGAAGCGGCGGACGGGTAGAAGAACGCCATTTCGTTGAAATACGAGTTCGGTGCCGCCAAGACTTTATCAAGCTGGCCGGTGTTGATGTTGTTGAAGACCTGATCCCAAACGGTGCAGGGGATGGGCTGTGGTGCGCCGCCCGCGTAGAGGAAAAACTGCTTCTGCGACATCCAGATCACGATCTCGCCGAGCGTACCAATGGCGCGCGCCGCGATCAGGCCGCAACCTTGACCGATTTCCGTGAAACCCCAGACCAGAGGCAGCCCAAGATATTGCATTGCCCAGATGCCAAGATCGGTGAGCAACAGGTTCATATTCGGGCCGGATAGGCCGCCGACCATGCGCGAGCCGCGCGAAGGCCGGAAGCTGCCCGCCTGATTGCTTGTCGAGGCCGTCCAGTCGGTAAAATCAGTGCTGTCGCACCAACGCACCAACATCGGGTCGCCGACGCCTGCGGAAGGCCCTGCGCCCATTGCGATGATCTGTTGGGCCGAACCAGCGACGAAGATGCCGCCCGTGATGATGTTGGGCGCTTGAGTAATCAGCGTGGCGGGGTTGTTGAGTTCGCCGTTTTCCGAGTTCCAGAAATAGATACCGCCGCCCATATAGTTGCAGACGATGCTGTCCCCCCACTTGCCGAAGAACCATTGGCGTAGAGGTTGCAACGTACCGGCGTTCGTGCCGCCCGTGCCGTAGCTGCCCGAACTGTAATAGCTCTGACCGTATGCCGAAGCGAGGTAGGCCGAGACAGGGCCGGTTGGCAGCAGGTAATTGATCCGCGCCGCGCCGCCGTTTTCATAGCCGGTCGTGGTCGATGTCGCAGCAGATAGCGCCGTGATCGTAAAGCTGTTGGTCGTGGCCGTGTTGACGATAAAGCTGGCTGTTGGCGCGAAAGTGATCCCACCGACCGTGGTGGAGATTGCCGGGATATAGAAGCTGCCTGCCGTGTAGCCATGATTATTGAAGTTGACCGTGACCGCCGTGCTGGTGTTGGTCGTCGAATACTGGAGTGCGGTGCCGCCTGTACTGCCAGAAGTGGCGCTTTGAGCGGCGACGATGGTGTACGGATCGCCGCCCGTGACCACCTGATAGAAGCCCAGCAGGTTGACGCCGTTGATGTACATCGGATTGACGAACTGTATCCAGTCGCCAATGTTGGGGCTGTAGCCGCTATCGGCGATGCTGATCGTGGCGCTTGCGTTCGTGGTGGTCAGTTGGTTGGTCAGGTTGTCTGTCTGCTGGATCGGCGTGATGTCGTAATAAACGCCGTTCACATAGACGGTGAGGCGCTGTTCGGTGCCAAGAGCCAGATAGTTTGTGGCCGAAAAGTCTTCCCATGAGATCATGCCGCGACAGGTGCCGATCAGCGCCGTCGACAAAAGCTGCACCCAGCCGCCGAGCTTTTGCAGCATCCCGTCTTTGAAGCGGATCAGGTTGCCAGCGACCCACGATGCAGCAGCCAAAAGAGGCGTTTGCTGAAGTTGGACGCCGGGCTTGATCGTCAGCGGTTGAATGGGCATCGCTTAACCTTCCGTCTGCGGATTGGTCTGCGGTGCCGCAGGTGATGTGGCGCTGCTAAGACCACGACGACGTTTTTCTTCCTTGATCGCCGGGCCAAGAAGGCTTTCGTAAGTCGCCTTCCACGATGAAGCCAGCTTCGGGTCTTCGCTCTGCGCGCCAAAGTCACGCTGATAACCGGCAGCGTAGTAAGCTACGGCAGCCATATAAAGCTCTGGGTAATTGGTGGCGATGTAACAGGACGTGTTCACTGCCGACAAAGGTGCAGGGCGGAATGTGCCGATGATTTCGGCGACGTATGCCTGATCCGGAGATTGACCGACAACGATGTTGAGAGCGTCCTTGTTGGCCCAGTAAGCACTGATGCCGACAGGCGCGCTTTCGGTTGGAAAGCACATATCGATGAAGTCGAGCGACGTAGGTTCAAGCCCATTGCGAACAGCGCCGGGGGTCGTGGGAACGGCACCGGCAGGAGAAATCTGGTTGACGCCTTCAACGACAAGGCAGCCGGTCGGCAGCGCGAGAGTGCGCGCGCCAGCGGTGAACATCGTCGAGATGTCAGCGCGGCGCTGGCACAGCATATCCATCGCCACATAAATCATGCGCTCCGCCATGTCGATAATGCGCGGCAACACGTTATTGGCGTCTGTGCTGGTGAACGGTTCCGGAGACGCTGCGCTTGTCGTCGTGATCTGGAACATCGCACCGATGAAGGTGGTTAAGTCTGAATACTGCATTTATTCCTCGTCGACATAATAGATTTCAGGGCGCGCATCTCGGATCGTTTCAGGATCAGGCGGAAGTTTCAGTGGGCGCTGGAGTTCGAACGGCTTATCGAGACACGTCACCGTGCAGACAAGGAGGCGGATGTTTTGAAGGCTGTTGCCGCGCCAATCGTATTGCCAAACAAGGTCTTTGCGATTGTAGGTAAGGCCGCATCGATCACACACGCCAAAGGCGCTTGGATTACTGGGATCGACTGTTGCCCTACCGTGAAAGCGCCAAGCCATGATTACATCCTGTAATAGCCAGAGAGATCGGGCGTGACATTCACCTCAACTTTTTCTCGGTCTTCTGTCGACGCTTCATCCCACTGTTCTTTGTATTCGGCCTTCAGCAGGGTGAATTTCGCGGCGTTGAACTTCAGCGCGAGGCGCATCGCCATACCGGCGCACAGGGCTTCATTGAAGCGGTAAGGCACGTCGGCGGTCTGCGCGTTGACATAAGAGGCGTCCTGCACCTGCACCATGACGAAGCCATTGAGCGTGTAGGTCGTTGTGTTGTCCGGCACCGGCCAAAGCGTGATCGTAGGCTGTGGTGTTTGCCGGTCGAACCACAGGCTCGTTGGGAAGCCGGGCGTCGTTTTATTCGATTGTTCAGCGTACTCCGTGCGGCTCAACTGCGTCATAATGCGGTCGATAGGAACGCTGTTCGATTGGATGGTGATATAGACATCGAGCAGGCTGATGACGTTGGCCGCCATCGTGTAGGTTGCCTGCCCGGAGACCAATGGGATCGAAACAGGGATCACCTTCCAGAGATTTACGCCGCGATTTGACCACGTTTGCAGTTCGAGATTGAGCGAACG